CAATATGTTGAAAATGGGGAGCAAAAGTTCTCCCGGTATTGGCCGGGTGGGACGAGTGCCACAGACGTTAAATTTTTCGTTATTACGAACCCTGATCAAGTTTATTACATCCAGTGTTCACTCACTTTGTCGGCTGCTGAAGCTGCAATTTGTCTGAACTATCCTGTAACTGTTAGTTCAACTGCCTCTTCAGGCGATACTGTAACTGGAAATTCCAGCTACTATCTGCTTGCTGCTGGTGGTGCAGAAACTGAACTGACATGTCGGGTAATTGGACGTGCTAAATTTCCCAGTGAAAGTTCTGACGATGCATATCCAATCGTAGAGGTCTGGCTGAATACTCACCGTGACCGCTATGTAACTGCTACGGCATCAACGGCTTAATAGGAGGGCTTAACTATGGCTATAAATAGAGCTAGTATTAGCAAAGAACTCCTTCCGGGCCTAAATGCTATTTTCGGAATGGAGTATGGAGAGGTTAACAATGAGTTAGAACCTCTCTTTGAAATCGAAAACTCAGATCGTGCATTTGAGGAAGAAGTACTTTTCACCAGTTTTGGCTCTGCGCCAACAAAGGGTGAGGGTGCTGCTGTTTCGTATGACCAAGCACAGGAAAGCTATACAGCACGTTATACTGCTGAAACTGTAGCTTTGGCTTTTGCGGTTACGGAAGAGGCGATGGAAGATAATCTATATGATACCTTCGCTAAACTTCGTGCCAAAGGTCTTGCCCGTGCTATGGCAAATACCAAACAGGTTAAAGCTGCAAACGTATTCAATAACGGTTTTTCAGATGTTATTGGTGATAGCGTGGCTTTTTTCTCAGCTTCACATCCAACCGTAGGTGATGGCCTACAGAGCAATTTAATTACTGCCTCTGATATGTCTGAAGCTACTCTTGAAACCGCACTAACCAATGTACAGAAGATCAAGGATGATCGAGGTATTCTAATTGGTGCAAGTGCTGTTTCTCTACATATCCCTGTTGACTCATGGGCAATTGCAGACAGGATCTTGTCCAGCCCCGGCAACACTCAGGCGAGTGGTGGTCAGGCTGCAAATCCTAATATCAATGCAATCAATGCCACACGTCACCTTGGTATGTTGCCTGAAGGCTATCATATCAATCGCAGGTTTACTGATACAACGTCTTGGTATATTAAGACGGATGTACCGAATGGAACAAAAATGTTTGTTCGTACTCCTCTACAGACCAAGATGGAACCTGATTTTGATACTGGCAATCTTCGATTCAAGGCACGGGAACGATATAGTTTCGGTGTTTCTGATTGGAGAGGCTGGTTCGGTAGTCAAGGATCTTAAGTTTAACCAATTGTGGGAGAGTGGTCAAGGCTGCTCTCTCACTAACTTAAGGAGAGATTATGACTACAAATGTTAAAGTAGCACAAAATGTAAGCAGTGATGGAGCAATTATAACAGGCTTTCGTTATATTGATACCAATACTAGCTTGGGAGATGAAGGAACAGGTTCTGATCCTACTCCATCAACAACAAGAGTTCTTGCTATCCATACATATTCGACTCTTGCAGGTGAAATTGTTATTTCAGGAACAAAACAGATTACAAATAGATCTGCTAAAGGAACAGCTATTCGTTACCGGGTGGGAGCAACTGATTCTAACGACCAATATATAGGTGATATGGGAGTAGGAGTTTTTGGTGTTGTAAGTGTTGCAACGTCTGGAACTGGAACAATGGCTCCAACAATTACATTATATCTGGGTTAGTATGGTTGCATACTCATACCTTAAAACAGATATTATTCAAACATCTGAGAATGAGTCTACCGAATTTGCCAGTGCAATATCTTTCTTTGTGGATCGCACAGAACTTAGACTTCTAAAGGATCTGGATGATGTTGGACTAGATGAGTTTGGCAGTATAACTCTTAGTGTTAATAATCCTGTTGTCAGCCTGAATGACAGGGTTCATATTATTCGTAATGTGAACTACACTACCAGTACGTCCAGCCTGAAGACAAGTCTTCTGCAAAGAACATATGAGTATGCCATAGACTTCTGGCCTTATGTTAGTGCTTCAGTAGGAACACCCAGATACTATTCCAGAAAAACAAACTCATCAATTTATATTGTACCTACTCCAGCGTCTACCCTGACAGGAGAAATACAGACTGTTTCCAGACCTTTGCCCCTGTCTTCCGCTACAGGTACAAGTGTAACAACCCAGAATTATTTTAGTGACTATTGTTATGATGCCCTATTTGCAGGATGTATGGTTGAATCTACCATGTTTATGAAAGATTGGAATACACTTCCGGTCTGGCAGCAACAGTATCAAACAGCAGTAGAAGCATTACGTAATCAGGCCAGAAGGACCAGACAGGACGATATGGCAATTGCTGCCTCACCTGCTGGCGGTCCTGATACAGTTATCTTAAAATCGAGTTAGGAGCAAGTTAATGGGATTACTATCATCAGGTATTAAAGCAGTATCTAAATCTATGTCTAAAGGTAAAACAGGAAGAACTATTGTAGGAAAAGCTGGAGCAAAACGTAAAGGAATTAATAAAGCTTTTGAAAATAAATTAAAAAATCTTTCTAAAAAAACAGGAGAAGCTAAACAACTAGATATTAATGCTTTAAAAGGCATGAAAAAAAGAAATGTTATAGATAAAGATTTGCTTTCAGATTTTAAGAAAGTAACGACAACATCTTCTAAAAAGTCAAAAGTAACGCCAGTAGATGAAGTTGATATAGAATATGGAAATCCAAATATTAATAACATGAGTGATAAAGAGGTTGCAAAGTGGGAAAAAGAATATGGATCTGCTTTAAAAGAAGCAAAAAAAATTATGGGATTAAAGAAAAAACGTGGTGGAAAGATTTCCTATCGTATGACAGGTGGTCAGGTAGTATCTCACGGTTATGATTAATAGATCAAGCATAAGGCAGGAGATTATGAAACCGGGAAAGAAAAAGAAATTAAATATCAAGAAGGCTATTAAGAAACCGGGAGCATTACGTAAATCTCTTGGTATTAAGAAGGGAAAGACTATCCCTAAATCAGTTTTAAATAAGGCAGCAAAAGCTCCCGGTAAATTAGGACAACGAGCTAGGTTTGCCAAGACATTAAAGAAATTACGGAAGAAGAAAAGGAGAGCTTAAAATGGGACTAGGACCACATACATTATTGAAACGTCCACCTGATCTGGACAAGATACTTGGCAAGCCTACCGGACAGGGATTTGGCGCTGCCCGAAAAGGACCATCCATTGTAGGCAAACCACAGGATGTTGTTGTAGATGAGGCTTATCCGCAAGGTAAGTCTTTTGAAATAGCTCCTACTGGTAAAGTAGATACTTACGGGGAGGCTTAATTATGGGTGTTTTACGAGGCTTAACTGGAGCAGCTAAGAAAGCTATAGGTAAAAGAGGCAGATTATCTGCTGGTGAGAAAGCAGCTTTGACAAAGGCAGCTAAACAGAATGATATGTCTGTACCTGAATTTAAGAAAGTTGCAAAAGCAGATTTAGCTTCAGAAGCTGGAGAAGGAAGTGCCTCAGATAAAGCAGTAGCTAAACGACTTAAGATAAGTGTAGCTGAATTACAGAAGAAAAGAAAGGCTGCTAAAAAGAAAAAGAAAACACCTAAAAAATGGACAAGATCCAAGAAGGAAAGAGCAGAACTTGCCAGATTAACAAGTCAGCAAAGGAAAGAAGCCCGTGGCGAACAATTTAAAGGTGCTGGTAGTTCAGGAGGTCGAAGAGAGCAGGTTGTTAGAGGTGCAGAAGGTCGTAAAGGACTACAAAGACCAAATATAGTTGAATCTAGGTTTGGTCGTTTAAAATCTAAACAGCAAACTCCTACTGATGAATGGAATAAAACTGAAAAGTTTAGACAAAAGCTTGCTCCTCATGCTGATCCTCAAGATATGGTTGCTGAAGCTATGGGTTTAAAAGGTACAGGAAGTTTACCTACAGCAGAAGAAGCTAGGGCATTAGGATTAACTATTAAAAAGGGGGGTGGTGTTGTGGTAGATGCAAAATTTGGTAAGTTTATTAAAGCTTTAATGCGTAAAGCAACGAAGAAGAAGAAACCTTCAACATATGGTCTGGGAGGTTTTAAGACAGAGATGTCACAATTAAAGAAGCAGCTTCGTGAGGATGTTCCTAAAAAGACTAAAAAGAAATCTATTAAAAAAGTT